TGATTCGGGCAATTCAAGGCCAAGATCGTTGCAAAATTTTTTTACGTAATCCCAATCACTGTGTATTTGATCAATGTCTAATACATAATTGTATTGATTTACATCGACCAACAATGGTTTACTAGATATCGATTCAACTGCAATTGCATCAAGGTTCTTAATTGTGGCCAGTTGCCAACTGCGCTTTGGATCATTGCATTTTATCAACACTTTGATCAAGTCTTTTGTCAAAATTTCTTGACAGTCATGCAGGGTTGAGAATTGTAATTCCACATGATGCGAAGTACACACTATATTCTTATTTTGCAAAACACAATCAACATATGATTGTACAAGTTGGTTGTTTTGCAAGTTGAATCGACCTCTTGGTCGATGACGAAAATAATGATTTGAATCTATTACAGGTGCAAAAAATTTTGGTTGATCATCAACAAACCGATGGATTCTCCAAGCGCCGGAATGATCATCAAATTTTGTAATTTGTGTGCTTTGCTCTAGTAGATTAGCAAAGCCATCGCCTCCGGAACCGGGACTAAAGTATATCCATATCTGCATGATTTTTATTTAACACACTCTTTAGAGTATGTGTATTAAAGTGTACTGCTTTCATCCTCTTAGACGCTGGATCGACGCACCACAATACACTTTAATACGCTAGGGTTTATTGTTACACAAGAGTAACTCCATCACCTAGGCCGCCCGTTTGTGTTGTTTATGGTGTAACACAGGCCCTCGTTGCCTGCAACCACCTGTGACTCTGTTTACCGGTCAGTCCTGTAGTAAATTTCCGCTCGTGCTTCGATCATCTGTTCAGCACGCTCAATCTTGTTCTGAAACAGGCGCACTTTCATTTCATTGGTCAGGACCAAGTTGCTGATTTCGCATGCCTGTTGCACTACCCGATTGTTTAATTGTTCATAATCTATTTTCATCATTTTCTTTGCTCTAAATAAAAAACCTCGAAGTGTTTAAGTTTCGAGGTTTTGAATATGGTATGTTGTTTTATACTATTATTCGCTACCCCAACTGTGTCCTTCACAAATTGACCATAGATCTGCACCGCCGGTTAAATTGGCTTGTGGTACAAGATGGGTCACTTTGCGATTCAACATAGTAGTATTATATAGAGCTATTTATATCTTGTCAACCAGTCTGGATATAAGTAATATAGATGACACAACGCATACTTATAGATCGATTAGAATTCTACATTACCAATGTTTGTAACCTGACCTGTAGTGGTTGCAATCGCTACAACAACTACAAATTTGCAGGCCATTGGACCTGGGACGAAGCAAAACTAGTGCTTCAACAGTGGGCAAAAAAAATTGATGTCAGACATCCGGTAATTCTAGGTGGTGAACCTTTGCTGAATCCTGACATTGCAAAATGGGTTGCAGGAGTCAACCGTTTGTGGCCAACCCACAGCGGAGTTCAGGTGCAGAGCAATGGCACCAGATTAGATCTGGTTGATGGATTATACGATGTGCTTGATCCTGTAAAAGGAAATTGGCTCGGAATAAGCCTACACTCCGAAGAACACAGGGAACCCTTGTTTAATCGTATTAGAAACTTTTTAAAACACCCAATTCAAGAAACACAAAATCCCAATGATCCTGTTGGCAGTCAATGGCAATTCGTTGATGTCAACAAGAGATACATCCATGTATGGAACAACAATCGCTTTGTTCAAAGCAACATCATAGAAAATTCTGACGGTACACGTACTCTATACCAAAGTGATCCCGACGTGGCACACGAAAACTGTACATTTCGACGGTTTAAAAATTATCACATGATTCGTGGCAAAATTTACAAGTGCGGACCCGTAGCTCTCATGGCCGAATTTGATGATCAGTATCCTTTTAATATTTCAGATGAAGATCGGTCTATTATACATGCACCCGGTCGTGGGCTTGGCATAGATGAATGGGACACTCGCGGCGCAGAATTCCTGGACAACATAGACCGTGTGATTCCACAGTGCAAATTCTGTCCCGAAAGCTATGAATACCAGCCCATTGTTTTCAGCACACTAAAACCCAACAAGATATAGTCAAAAAGAAACCCGCCGAAGCGGGTTCTGGTAGTTTCTGTTACGAGGCATGTCCTGCCCTAAGCAGTGATTAAACTGCTAAAGATTGGCGTTGTGCTGTACGAGCAGAGAACTTGAAGTTCTTACCAGAAACAACAACTTCGCCTGTAGATGTTTTTGCATTTACATGGTTTTGCTTCTACAATTAGGAATCCCTAATCCTACGGCTTCTGCTTTGCCGATCCTCCAGTAGCCCTTTAGCGCCAATCGATACTAATTCATCCCCACCGCAAAATACTATTCCAATACTCTCCGGTGGAGATGTCGGGGGTTGCACCCGAGTCTTGCTCACCATACTTCTACCTTCAACGAATTTCTTTAAGTCCGACCCACCACCACGTTTTGAGAACGTGGAAACTATAATATCAATAAAAATGCCACTAGCACTACTACAACACCAATGGCAAATGTGTAATCTTGATTCATCCTGGATCCCTCCAATTCTTGCATTCCATAGTGACATATACAATGATTCCTGCTAGGATTATGCAGGCCAGTATCAACATGATTAATTGTAACCTTTTACGTTCTTTCCGTCAATCGCAGGATTGCCTTTTGCATGGGCTTGTTGGAAATTTTCACGCTTGCGTTTTTCTGGCAAAGGACCACACCCTAGTCTTGTCCATTCAGCTTCTGAGTAGTAGTATCGTTCCACGGGTTTTTGATTCTGTTCCATAGTGTAGATATTTATGTCTGGTGGGCCTTGAAAGAATTGAACTTTCACTCCATCGATTATGAGTCGATTGCTTTACCATTAAGCTAAAGGCCCTGATTTAAAGTATAACATCAGGGTCGATAATTGTCAAGAAATTGTTGTAAATTCCCATACAAATTGACCACGACTGCTTCTTTGGTGCCAAAAAAAACTATCTTTTTTGGTATGCCCTTGGTGGTCGCGATATAGTAGGGCATCTGCATTTTCCTATCCAGGTCCAGGATAGTGTGTTGATTAAACAGCATGGGATTGTTGATGGCATGCTCATAGTGTTCAAGCTCGAGATCTTTCACAAAAGTCAGATGACCAGGTCCAGTTAGACGCATGCCTCCGTTTTTTCTCAAATTGAACCACCAGGTCTTCATGGCCTGATCCAGACTGATTTTTTTGTTGTCCGGCAGTAGATTGATTAGATCTTGTGTGAGTCGTTGTTTGTCACGCACTTCACGGATAAACCTGTGTGCCGGTATTTAGTAACACAACTGTAAACTTGTCGGTACGGAATTGTGTGTTGAGTTTCTTGGCCAAGTTTTTGGCATGACCGGGATTGCTGAATGAAACTTTTTTGTATTTGGGGCCTGGATATTGTACCAGGAGATTTGATGTTTTGAGATTAATAGGTTTGTCTTCGTAAAATACTGCCCATACTCCTTCGCTGGCCAGTACTTGTTCGGTTTTGTAAGTGCTTTTGTTGGTCTGCTCGATCAGCACTGTGGGTTTGGGTCTCGACATGCATTTATTTATGACAATAATATGCTAATATTTAGAACTCTCCTCCATTTATTTGCACCGTGCTCACTTGATCAGATTCTGCAGTTTTGATTGCCTGTTCTTGAAATTGTTGCAGAGTAACCAGTAGTCGTGTGATGTCTGCGTGTAAATTCTTGGCATCAGACAGACTCATTATAAAGTCTTTGGAGCCACGAGCTTCATGACCTTGCAATCTATCCACAAAACGTTGTATATGACTGCTCATTGTTCTGCACTTTCACGAGTGTGAAATGGCCCCTGGTATGGATAGCGTTGTATTGTAATTAATTTTGGATCTTGCATGGTGACCCAGGTTTTTCCCTGTTTGACGCGATACCACCCTGCTGCAAACCATGATTTTGATTTGGCGGTTTTGGCATATATGGGCAGTCGTTGATGCAGGTCCCACATGGGGTTGTACACTTGACCTTTGGCTGGATATCCGTGTACAAGATTTGTTGCAGTCTTGGGTTTGTTTGATTTAGCTACGGATTCAAACTGGATGTTCACACGCTGGGCTGCCATGCGTATGGTTTTGAACTGTGCTATCTGATTATTGATCTTGACTTGGTAACCGCCAACACAGGCTTCAATGTTGCCGACTTTTTGTGAGCCGTCTTGTAGAATCCAATACTGCTTGTCAATTATGGGTTTAGCTATTAATGTCACTGAGTACTCCTTTGTATGTTTCATTCATCCATCGGCCAAAACTGTCGGCCGACTCACTGCACTTATTCAATTCATATTTGCCACATAACTGCATAAATCTTACGCCCACCTGTCCGATATCCTTGTGGCTAATTTGTTCACGTATGGCCGCATCCACTGTGGCCTTGATTTCCGCTGGCTGTGCTGTTAAATCTATTAAGGTACGATTACGTTCATAATCATCCAGCACACGATGTTCTACACCATCCGGATCCTCCCAGCGTTGCAGCATCATGTTGTTCCAACTATATCCTTTTTTATCCTTGTCAGCAAACGCTTCTTGTAAGCCAACCTTGTTCTTGGTGCCTTTGGTTCTGACCCCTGGATACGCTGAGAATACGTTATCGCTTGAATCGCCGCGCATACACTTCTCGAAGAGTAGCCATTGCGGGTCAGGTATTGTCTTAGGCTCCTTTGTTTTCTTGTCGATAACTGGTTTGCCTTTGGCATCAAAGATTCCTTCTATAGTGTGTAATTCGTCTGTAATGCCGTTGTATTGTTTAACATTTTGAGCAAGCAACTGTACAAAGTCGGTGTCGCTTGAAATTACCACATGTTCGTCTTGGGGGTGTAGTGCTATCCAGCGAGCTATAATATCGTCGCCTTCTGCGGTCGGACAACGTATTACACTACAGTTGGTCCTCTCACTCAAGTATTTAGTTAAATTATCATAGGTTTCCCAGAACATCTTATCTTCTTCGACTTCCGCTTCTGTGAGTGCAGCACGGGCCACGGCACGGTTGTTTTTGTAGGGCTTGTACATGTCCTTTCGCCAGCTACGACCTTCCAGGGCAAAAACCACATGATCTGCTTCAAATCTACGTGCTACCTTGTTGGCAGCCATTAGAGT